GAGGATGTAGCGGAGATTTTGAACCCGTTTGCCGTGACATTCGATGTACTGAATGTAACTGTGGGAGCAGAGCGGTCAATGGTAGTCAGCGTCATGCTGCCGCCGTATTCCTGTGAACCGTAGATATAAACACGGGTCGAGAATCCGACCATGATCGTTTTGCTGCCGTTGCTGTCATGAGCCACAGTAATCGTGCCGCTGACAGAACCTTTCTTTGCCGGGAAAACACGGTCATCCCAATAGGTACGGCCCTTTGAGTATACGGTCGTACCATTGATCGTTACAGTGGTCGTGTCAATGGTGTAGTAAGTGGATGCGCCACCGGTAGAGGTCAGCGTCCAGGAAAGTGTCGAGCTGTTACCGACCACATTCACGCTTTCTGAAATGTCCAGTTGAAGATAGCGCCCATCGTATGCCGCGCTTTTCCAAGTTGCCATAGCTTTCCCTCCTTAATCCAGAATGACTATGTTCAGCCCTTCGGACGCCGTTGGCATCGGGACAAACTTCGTTTTGCCCACGGTCAGTTCGCCGTCCACCGTGGTTTTCTTGGTCTGCGTTTCGTCCTTGTTCAGGGTGAAAATCACCTCGTCGTTGTAGTAACCGGCGAACTCCGTGTTAGTGATAACCGTCCGCTGGGACGATGCGCTGTTGGATACCTCGATGCCCCGCTTGTCGATCTTGACCTCCTGCGTGTAGATCTCGTTGGGAGCAGGCGTCCACTTTCGGGGAATCGCACCCTCGGTGATCATAATGTCCGCCAGATAAATGGATGCATCCCGGCAGTAGCAGTAGACGCGCAGCGTGGGGTCGGTCACATCGGTGAGCGTGACGGTAAAATCCGTCCAGTCAAAAGCGGTGCTCTTATTGAAGAGATACGCAGTTTTGTTTCCGTTGTAGGTCACATAGAAATACCCGGACATGGTCGAGGTTTTCTTGGCGCGAACGGAAACTGTATAAGTGCCGGGAACTACCCCTCGGATGTACTGCGACAGCGAGGAGTAAGCTCCCAGCACAAAGCAGGAGTCGGAAACGGTGTTGTTCTGGGTGTCCGTGGAGGCATCCGTTTTCACGGTGCCGGAATAGCTCCAATCATCCGTGATGCCGTTCAGGCCGGAAGAGTTTTGCACATAGTTGATGCCGCCGATGTACTGCTCCTGCATGGTGACGGACAAGCCTTCCACCGTGTGCTGAAGCTGAGATACTTTGCTTTCGGAGCTTCGCAGCCGCTCTTCCAGTATGCCTTGGTCGTTGGAAACCGACTCCATAGTTTCGGTAAGAGTCGCCACATAGCTGTTCAGCCCATCCACATTCTGCTGGAGATAGGCTGTTTTCTCTGCAAATTCATCGGTCGAAACATAGGCTCGAAGCACGACTTCGCCGCTCTCCAAATCCCAATAAGACGAGCCGTCCTGCGACTGGATAACACCTGCCTTGATAATGTTCGCCACCAAAGAGCCGGAAGTGATGAAGTCTGCAACGATCTGACCGTCCGCCGTGATGGCGGTTTCGTAGGGGCCGTTGTAGCCGTTACGGGAAAATCCCAAGCCGCCCACATTCCACCGCCAGACATTCACGGCTTCGTCAATGGAGGGAGCGTCCAGAATGAGCAGCTCATAGGGCTGTCCGTTTTCCTCGCTGGTGTGGATGACCACATAGCCGCCGCTCTGACCGGTGATAAGCCCGGTGGCCTTGCCGATGGCGGTTTGGAGCAGCTTTGGAAAGCGTCCTACCGTGGATTCCACCTTATCAACCGAGGACTGCACCTCGGAGATGGTGGTGATCATGCTGGACTTGCTCTGACCGAGGGAAATGCTCTTGTACCGCTCGGCGAGGGTGTCGTACACGGTTTCAATGACCATAGCCGACACACTGACACCCAGAAGCGAGTGCCGGATGGTGACGGTATCGCAGAGATTGACCTGCTCCAGGAGTGCCGAATACTCCGGCTGTTTCCAGAGCGGCTCAAAGGACACCTTCACCGTAGGGATGGTCGCACCCAGCGGATTTGCTTTGATGTAGCTGTTGGCTTTCGCTCGGAGGGCTTCCTCGGTCACAACTCCGTCAAACTGGTCGGAGAAATCCATGATGAGCGTTTTCGCCCGGACGATCTCCGAGGTCACAATGGGGAGCGTGACCTCCGGCAGCGTGATCACCATTTCGGTGTCCGAGCCTTCCGGCGTGTATACGGCATACGGGAGCAATGCGGTATACACGCCGCTGTTGTCCTCGTCCTGCTCCAAGGCGGTGAGGTTCTTGCCGTATTCAATGACCACGCCGGTCTTCTGCCCACGGTGCGAATGGAACTTTACCGTGAAGTTGTCCCACTCAAACTCGCCGTACCATTTGGAGAGCATGGAGCCTTCCGTACCGCCGAGGCAGGCACGGACGCTTTTCGGCTGCGTGACGGAAAACGCCTTTGCATCCGAGTAGTCCGTCCAGCCCGTGAAGCGTGTATCTCCGGCAAGGAGCTGCGAGAGGATAAGCTGCGGAGAACGGCTCTCCGTCGAAAACGGCATCACCGGAACATTGGCGAGGTCATACGAGATGTGCTGACCGTAGATGGTGACGATGCCGTTTAAGGGCTTTGTAATGCGGTAAATACGGAACGCCTGGTCGGCGGCAGTATCGTTGGGTTTTGCCTTGATGATGCACTCCTTGGTGATTAGCCCGTAGTGCTGACCGCTGACCGGGTATTTGAGCAGACACTCAAACACACCGTTTCGCTCTTCGGTCACTTCGCAGGAAATGGTGTCCGTCAGTACGCCAAGACCGAAGGTGGAAAAATCCGTTGCATTGGGCGGGTATAGGACTGGAATCATAGGCTGTCAGCTCCTTCCGGGCATAAAAATACCACCGGGGATTTCTCCCTGGTGGTTGAATGAAAATGAGTTACTTGTAGATTGACAAATAGGAATTTATTAGGCAAACAGAATAAGTTCAACACCTGTGATAAGCAGAACTATACCAACAACAAACTCTACCATTCCCACTTTCTTTGCGTATTCTTCTTTCTTCCGACCGGCTTTGAAGTCCGCCTCAAAACCGTTGATAAGATTGTATTTCTTTTTAAAGTAAATGAAGTATCCAAACAGAAGGAAGGCCAATCCCAGAACTACAGCCAATACCTTTAGGAATATCATATAAACACCTCCACAAAAAATTCCGATTTGTCGTCCTCACTTAAAAACATTATACCATACCTTTTTGAATTTTTCTACCGCTTACAATCGGGAGCGACCTTACAGACAGCACCACCTCGGAATGACCTCGATCCGCTGCACATTTCCTGCACAGGCGATGGTGGTCGTTCCCGGCTTGAGCATAGGAAAGCCGTCGCCGGTAACGGTATCATTTTTGAGGGTGGTATCCTTAAAGCAATTCATAAGTTCGCTGTCAATTTCGATGGTTTCGTCGACCTCTGAAATCGTCCACAGGTTCGTACCTTCGCCCTCCGGCTGAATCATAAGCCGTACTGTGCCGCCTCCATATATTTTGATGTAGGGTTTGCTTGTGAAAGCGGTGGGATTGGTTACAGACAACCTTCTGGTGCCGGATGCTAAAACCTCCTGTCCCGCAAAACTGTATTTGTAGGGCTTGCAGTTGAAGGTCACGGTGAAACTGCCGACCTTGTTCAGCTGTTCCTCAATGTCCAGACTGCCGGAGATGACGCCGTAGCGGAAATACTCCGCATCGTAGGAGTCAGTGATTTCGTGGTATCTGTCCGGCTCGGAATAAAGCCAGCCCTTAATGTCCCGCAGGACAGCGGCAAGTGCGGCTATATTCTTCCGAGCGAGGAACACTGTGTAGGTCACCTTGATGTTGGCAAAGCGGCGGTTCGGATTGATGATGTCGCCATTCCTGCCGGGAATGGAAATGAACTCCGCATCGTATTCCGGTGCGGAGAACACGTCCTTCTTCTCGATATGCAGACCGAACTCAGCGGAACTGCGGCCGTTGTAGGTAAAAGAGGTCATGCGAATACCACTCCTTTCCGCTGGGCGAACTGGTTCGCTGTTTCCATGACTTCGTTGGTGAGTTGACGGATATCCTCACTGCTGTAATTGTTGAAGTTCGTAATGTTCAGGGCAATGGTGAAAGCGGATGCCGCCTTTCCGACCACACCGTCCACGGCAGAGCGGATAGAGCCGTTCACGTCAAAGTCGGTGGGCAGAGCCGTCTGCATATCGTGAGCAAGGTCGCCCATGACGCCGTTGATGTCCTCTGCCATTCCTTCTGCGGCTTTGACCGCTTCATCGCCGTTGCCATCAATGGAGCCTGCAAGACCCTTGACCAGCATTTCACCGACCCATGCCATCTCCTTCGAGGGCGAATGGATACCGAAGAAATCGCAGATGCCGTTCCAGATGGAGGAGATCCACCCGGACACCTTATCCCACAACCACGAGGCAAGCTGGGTAATACCGCTCCACAGTCCCTTGACGATGTTGCCGCCAATCTCCACGATTTTATACATCAGAGAGCCGAAGGCTTTCACGATGCCTGCAATGATCTGCGGCACCGCCTTGACGATCTCCACGATGATGGTAGGCAGATTTTCAATCAGTGCAACGAACAACTGAACGCCTGCCATGATGATCTTATCGATGTTTCCGACCAGTGCATTGACAATGCCGGAGATGATTTGCGGAATCGCCTGCACGATAGTCGTGATGATCTGTGGCAGGGCTTGAATGAGAGAAATCAGCAGGTCGATGCCCGCTTGGATGATTTGTGGAATGGCGTTAAGCACGGCGGTAATAATGCCGTCAATGATTTTCGGGATAGCTTCCACGATCGCAATAATGATTTCCGGCAATGCAGTCACCAGCGAGGTCAGAAGCTGAATGCCTGTTTCGATAATCTGCGGGATGGAGTCCAGCAGAAAGGTAATGATGCCGTTGATGATCTCCGGCAGAGCGGCAATCAGCACGGGCAGTGCGTCCAGAAGTCCTTGCGCCAGTCCCGTGATAAGTTGTAAGGCTGCGTCAAGGAGCATCGGCAGGCTGTCCACCAGTCCTTGTACGATGGTGACGATAGCCTGCACCGCTGCCGGAATGAGCGTGGGCAGTGCGTCCGCAATGCCTGTCACCAGTGTAGACACCAGCTGAACCGCTGCCTCGATAAGCAGGGGCAGATTCTCGATCAGCGTGTTCACGATGGTCATAAGTGCGGACACCGCCGCTGGGATAAGCTGCGGAAGCAAAGACAGCAGCGTTTCCAGCACCTGCGAGAATAGCTCAGTGACCGCTTCCAGCAGTGTGGGCAGCAGTTCACCCACAGCCGTCAGCAGAGCATCCAGCGCCGTGGGCAGAGCCGCCACGATGTTTTCAATGACCGGCGTGATGTTTGCCACCACAGTCTTGAAGGCATCCACCATGTTGTTGCACAGCAGCTCCATGTCAGCGTCCGCATCGCCGAAGCCTACGATGAGGTTCGACACGGCGGATTTCAGTGCATTGACAGAGCCGGAAATGGTGGCTTCCGCTTCCTTGGCAGTCGTACCGGCAATGTCCATGCTCTCCTGCATGACATGGATGGCTTCCACCACATCTGCGTAGGAGGAGATGTCATATTTGACGCCGGATATTTTCTCCGCATCGGCAAGCAGTCGCTCCATTTCCTGCTTTGTGCCGCCGTAGCCCAGCTTGAGGTTGTCGAGCATCGTGTAGTTCTGCTTAGCAAAACCCTGGTAGGCATTCTGAATGGAGGACATATCCGTACCCATCTTATTGGCGTTGTCGGACATATCCGTAATTGCCATGTCCGCATACTTTGCGGCCTTCTCGGTATCACCGCCGAGGGACTGGATGAGGCTTGCGGAGAAGCCCGTGACCGTCTCCATGTACTCGTTGGCGGAAAGTCCTGCCGTTTTGTATGCGTTGGCGGCGTACCGCTGGATCTCCTGTGAAGAGTCCTTGAACAGGGTATCCACACCGCCGACCAGCTGCTCGTAGTCCGCATAAGCAGCGATGACTTCTTTGCCGAGCTTCACAGCGGCGGCACCTGCGGCGACAGCCACGGCGCCGAGCGCCACACCTACGGTTTTGAGAACCTTGCCGAAGCCTTCAAACTTACTGCCGGATTCCTCCGCAGCCTTGCCGCCCTCCTTGATGGCTTTTTCGTTCTCGTCCAGTTCCCGGTTCATGTCGTTGAGGGCAGCTTCGGCATTGTTGAGCTGGATCTGCCAGTTCTGGGTGCGGCGGTCGTTCTCTCCGAAAGAGGTGGCGGCATTCTGCAGAGCCTTGCGAAGGGTATCGATTTTTGTTGTCTGCTCGTCGATCTCTTTTCGCAGCACCTTATTCCGTGCGGCGAGAGCCTCCACGGATTTGTCGTTCTTATCGAACTGAGAGGTGGCGAGCTTCATTTCGGAGCCGAGCACCTTGAATGACTGGTTTATATCCGCCAGCGCTTTCTTGAACTCCTTTTCGCCCTCAAGACCGATCTTCAGTCCGAAACTGTCTGCCATGTACCGTCACCTCCTTGTGGATGGCATGAAAAAAGCACCCCTCACCGAGAAGTTGGGACGAAACCGTCCGAAGTTCTCGATGAAAGCGTGCCTGATGGTATGAAAAAGGAGCGACCCCGAAAGGCCACTCCTTAAAACTGATTTACTTATTCCGTTTCCAGCATCTCAAGCTGCCTGTCAATGTCTCTGCCGCCGTACATGATGCGCATGACTGTAACCGTGGTGTCATCGTGCGTGGGGACATAGAAAACAAGGTAGTTATCCACAGGCATGATACGCAGATTGCGCTCTCGCCAGTTCTTCCTGTCATACACACGATAACGCTCCGGCATTTGGTTGAGAGAGGCGATTGCCTTTTCGATGCGGGAGAGCTGAGCGTTTGCGTTCTGCACAGACTGCAGATCCACCGCAATGTATCTGAAAATCGCAGAGAGGTCAGCCTGGGCAGTTTCGGTCAGAACAATGGAATATTTCATACACCGAATTCCTTACGGACATTCGCAAACGCCTGCTCCATAGGAACCGTGCGTCCGGCTTTTGCATCCGCATAGCCTTTCTCCAGTTCTGCATCCAACTGCGCCGCCGTCATGCGGCTGACATCCAAAGGATGCTCCGGCAATTTCACTTCAAACGGTAATCCGTTCTGAAGAATGATCTGCTTATAGAACATGGTAATGGCATTGGAAGCAGGAATGCCGAGCGCAGTCAGAATGTTTTCAGCCTGCTCCTTGAGATCCGGCTCGATTCGTGCATACAGATTCGCTGATTTCGCCATATCAAAAACTCCTTTCGGTCTTATGGTATTCATCTTCGCTTCTATTATACACGAATGTGCGGACGATAGCAATACAATTCGAGATTATTTTTGTAAATTCTCTTTGAACTCAAATGCCGTCCGGGATAATATCGTCAATGTAGTGTTCGTGAGCAGGAACAGCCTGCCCGTTATACTGCTTATGACACTCCCACAGATCCAGCAGCAGACCAAACGGCATCAGCCACACCTCATCCTGGCTGAGATGAAGGTGGGCAAGGCCGTAATAAAGAAGCCGGGTAAACAGCTCCGCATCGGAGACTGTTACCCGACTTGTGCGTTTTTTGAGTCTTTCTCGCTTTCCACATTCCGCTTGGTACCCTTGTAGAGCGCCTCCGTAATGGCGGTTTTATAGCCGGCGAGGTCGAGGGGCGTGGTCAGAAGCTCCACCACATCCTCGGTGAGCAGCTCCTTGGGGTGCTCCTTATCTTTGAGGTTGTGAATGAGGATGCTCTGATTTGTAAGAAGCGTGATAAGCCACACGATCTCGCCGATGGCCATTTCAAAGTTCTCGGATTTCATCAGCTTCTCACCGAGGTTCTCCAGCCCACCGTAGCGACCGGCGATTTCCTTGGTGGCCTTGGTGGTAAGCATGAGTGTGTATTCCTCGTCACCGATGGTGATGACTGCGGTTCTTTCGTTATCCATTGTGCGTTACCTCCGTTAGCCCTGATTCTGGGGAGTTGTAGTATAAGTCGGCTCGTAGACTTCCTTATACCAGTTCGTGATGGTCGCAGTGGGCACATCGCCCTCCAAAGCCTCCGCTTTCCACGGGTGTTTGCCGCCTGCGTCTGCCTTGTTGCGGCGCAGAATAGTGCCCTCAATGGTCGGCGTAGAGAAAGTAATGCTGTCGCCCTTGGTGGCAAGGTTCGTTGCCGGAATACCGAATTTCACACGGTACAGCCAGTAATACTTGTACTTGCCGTTGGACTTCTTGGCACGGAAGCCAACCGCCACAGGGTCGCCGCCGTCCTCGGATGCGGAAATCAGCACCTTGTTTTTGTCGATGGTCGCACCCGTGAGTTCGGATGCCGCCGTAGAGCCGATATCGTCAATGCCGAGGGAGAGTGTGCCGGATTTGAATTCCTTCACGATCTCCGAAGCGCCGTCATCGGCATAGAGCGTCGCCTCCGCCAGTTCCACCGAAAGGTCAGCGGAGATGGCTTTGGCAAGCTGGGACGGCGTACCGTAGGTTTCCTCACCGGCGTCGTTCTCGGTGATTTTTGCGTAATACAGTCTGTCAAGACCGATCGTTGCCATAACTTATTCCTCCAGTTCGTAGATTTGCGCCACATCAATGGCGTAGTGATGATAGCCGGTTTCGGTCTCAAAGCCGATGTACCGGCGGTCGGTAATATAAAAGTTCGCGCCCAGTAAGGCACGGACAAGTGCATTTTTTAGTTTGGTGTAACTGCCCTTTGTGAAGAGGGACAGCCGTGCCTCCTGCGTTTCGCAGCCGGGGGTGTTGTCGGCGTGAAGATCAAAGCTGTCCGACAGCGGCGTGATGACCAGATAGGTGTCCGGGGCTTTGCCGGAGAACACACCCGTTTCCAATGGAACACCGCAATGCTCGGCGATGGTTTGTAAATCGGATAGCAGGCTCACAGCTTTTCCACCTCCTCATCCAGTGCCTTGGTCATGGCATCGATGCATTCCTGTCGGGATGCCGTTTTTGCGGGCTTCAGAAACGGCTTTGCAGGCTGACCGTGCTTGCCGTATTCGAGAATGTTGGCAAGTTTGGCGTTGCTGCCGCCGTCCGAGCGAGGCTCGGCAAAACCGACCTTGATGTCGTGGTTGCCGTCCCGGTTCAGCTTGGAGGGAGAAAGGCCAAGCGCACCCGCCAGTTCACCCGTGGTGCGGGAGTCGTATTTCGTACCTCTGCCCACCACGGAGGAGAGGTTACTGCGCACCTTAGCGAGAACCACCTCGCCACCGGCTTGCAAAACGGTATCCGCAACAGAGTCAAAGTCGCTGCCCAGTTTGGAGATTTTCAGGAGAAAATCCTCCGGCATTTTTATTTCAGCTTTTGCCAATGGTGGGTTCACTCCTTTTTGCTAAAACCTCCACATACATCCCACGTCCCTTGACATTCTCAACGGAGACGATATCGAACCGCCCTTCCTCCGTAACGAGGAACTGGTCGGCAGTGACCGTC